TTAGAAAATCGGCTGAAGGATAATCGTCTGGCTGCGGTTCGGACCGACTGAGACGATACCCAGAGGTACGCCGACGAGTTCACTGATGCGTTCTACATACTTGCGTGCCGCTTCCGGCAATTCATCATAGGTCTTGCAGGCGGAAATATCCGTCTTCCAGCCCGGCATATCTTCATATACCGGTTCGACCTGTTCCAGCACTTCCAGACTGGCCGGATATTCCGGCAGGAGCTGGCCATTGTACCGGTAACCGGTACAAATTTTTATCGTATCCAGGTCATCGAGGATATCCAGGCGGGTAATGGCCAGATAATCCAGGCTGTTCAGCATGGCTGCATATTTGACAACAGCCGTATCCAGCCAGCCGCAGCGGCGCGGACGGCCCGTTACTGTGCCGAATTCATGACCTGTATTGCGCAGATATTCCCCAACTTCATTATTCTGTTCCGCCGGGAAGGGGCCGGCTCCGACACGGGTCGTATAGGCTTTGACGACGCCCACGATATTTTCCATGCGGCGCGGGCCGACACCAGAGCCTGTGCAGGCACCGCCAGCTGTCGGATTGGAGCTGGTGCAGAACGGGTACGTGCCATGATCGATATCGAGCATCGTTGCCTGAGCACCTTCAAACAGCACTTTTTTGCCTTCATTGACATATACGTTAGCAGAATAGTTTGTATCTTTTACATAGGGACGGATGCGTTCGGCATATCCAAGGTATTCCTGATAAATCGTATCGAAGTCAAAACCCTGGCAGCCATAATAGGTTTCAAAAAGGCGGTTCTTCAATTTCAGATTGACACGCAGTTTTTTTGCAAAAATATCCTTGTCCATCAAATCGCCGATGCGGATGCCGACACGATTGATCTTATCAGCATAGCAGGGGCCGATACCATTTTTCGTCGTGCCGATTTTGGCATCTCCCTTGAGCTTTTCATCTTCTTCATCGATGCGGATATGGTACGGCATAATCACATGGGCCCGCGTGGAAATTTCCAGCTTGCTGACCTTGACTCCCTTTTCTTTCATGCCATCCAGTTCCTGGAGGAGAACTTCCGGGTTTACTACGACGCCACTGCCGATGATGCACGTCTTATCAGAGAACAAGATCCCTGATGGCAGAAGGCGCAGCGCGAAGGCCTTGTCATCTACCACGACAGTATGACCGGCGTTATTCCCGCCCTGGGAGCGGATAACTACATCGGCCTTCTGTGCCAGATAATCAACAATCTTGCCCTTACCTTCATCACCCCACTGGGTGCCTAATACCATTGCTGTTGCCATTGCTTCAACATCCCTTCGTGAATTAGAGATTAAGAAAACAGGATACCGTATGCATGCTCCCGTTTTCCAACGTACGTGTATATTATACACGAATTTAATTAAAATTCCTATCATATTCAAAGAAAAAGCGTACCTGTTTCAAAAGAGCCAGCCAGGATATCCCTAGCCACGTTCCCTATTTTAGTTTATAATAATCAATTGAACGCATTTTGGGTGCAGAATGGCTATTTAATGCCACTCTGCACTCAGATGACAAAAATTTGACAAAAATTTTTTTGAAAAAAATTACGCGAAAATCCGGTTGATGGTATCGGCAGCATGTCGGCGCATGTCATCTGTATAGTCTACATAGACATTTAAAACGGTGGTAACGGTGTCTCCTAACAAGGCAGACACCGTTTTTATATCTTCCCCATTGGCCAACAAAAAAGTAGCATACGTATGACGCAGGCTATGAACAGATATATCAGGAATAACCTTACGGAGATACCGGTTCAGATTGCTATTGCAGGGGCGGCCGTTTATCCAGAGAGAACCTGAAAAAGACAAGGGCTGAGTGTGGCGGTACTGCTGCAGGATTTGTAATAACGGAAGCGGGATAGGAAGGATACGGCAGCCTTTGTCCCCATTTTTCAACTGACGTATCCCAGACTTACCCCGACTGATGCGGACATACTGTTTCGTGACATGGATCTGCTGCTGTTTAAAATCAATATCGTACCAGGTCAAAGCAACTATCTCGCCAAAACGCATCCCGGTATATCCGGCAATAGCACATGCCAGACGATACTTGGGAGGAAATGCTTCCATGGCCCGAAGCAGATGAGAAAACTCTTTTCGTGTTAATGCCCGGACTTTATGGCGCCGGCCTGTTTTGGGTAGTTTTATATCGTTTGCCGGATTATCATTACGAAGATGATACGGGGAGACGGCATACGACATAACCAATTTAAGACAGGTAATATTCAATAACCTGGTAGCAGCAGCACAATCCCAATGTGCCATAGCGCGCTGGATATCCAGATACGTGATTTCCTGAACCGGCCGGGAGAGAAGCGAACCGAATTTTTGCAATGCATATCGGTAAGCCAGCAGGGAATTGTAAGACAGGTGCCGATCCTGGAATACGTATTCTGAAAATTCCTTCAAACTGATACCAATCAGTGATGGATCAATCGGGGTAACTGACAACATCTTTTGGACACGTTGTAGCAGCTCAGCTCCGGCAGCCTTAGCTGCCTTTTTGGAAGGCAGGCCTTGCCGGGACCTTTGCCTCCAACGACCTGACGAATCTTTATAGGAGAGAATGACCTGCCAGGACTTACTGCGTTCGCGAAATGAAAAATGATACGTAAACATGTAAGTGACCTCCTTTAAAAAGAGGCCGTAATGATAGAGAGAGGAATTTAATAGATGTTGTATAATAAAACAGCGAAATAGCTATGCTGTTTCAATAATGGAAAATAAATTAAAATACGGTATAATACAAATATAGGTATAGGCAGGATTTCAATCATCATAACAGGAGGTGGCAGTATGGCAAAGAAATTGAACACGAAAATGAAAGCTTTATTTGCTATGCTGATGTGCGGTCTTTCGACATTCACCGTGTTTCCACAAACAGATTATTCGAAAGGTACACATAAAGACGCTGCGTCCATAACTAATGAAAGCTGGTCAAAAACAGGAGAAGGATTGTGGAATACAATTATTAACAGATAGGGGGGGGAGATAAAATTTATGGAAATGATGGACAAGATGGATGCTACGATTAAAAATACTTTAAATACATCATTAGGAAATTTAGAAAAACATTTTGATGCCGATGTAATTTTCTTCTATGGAGAAATAAGTTTTGGAGCTGACTATGGTTACAGAGCATTTATCGAGTATTTAACGACGGAAAAAAACAGACATAACCGTTTAGTAATATTTTTGAATACTCCTGGTGGATCAGTAGAAACTGTTGAAAAGCTTGTTAATATAAATAGACACTTTTATAAAGAAGTTTATTTTGTCGTGCCCGACATGGCAATGTCTGCGGGAACTGTATTTTGCATGTCTGGAGATAAAATATATATGGATTACTCATCATCTTTAGGACCAATTGATCCCCAAGTATTTAATAGTAAGCAGTATGTACCAGCGTTAGGGTATTTAGATAAAGTAAATGAAATGATTGCAAAATCAAGTAGTGGCAACCTATTAAGTCAAGCAGAATTAGTTTTTTTACAACAACAAGATATTGCATTTTTACGACTATGTGAGCAACAAAGAGATTTAACAATCAAATTAATAAAAGATTGGCTAGTTAAATACAAGTTTAAAAATTGGAATGAACATTCTGATGGATCACCGGTTACCGACCTTGATAAACAAAAAAGGGCCGAAGAAATTGCCAATAAATTAGGCAATAATAAAGAATGGTTATCTCACGGAAGATGTATTGACATAAGAAAATTGAAAGAAATGAAATTAGAAATTGATGATTATTCTGAGAACGAAAATTTAAAAAGAATGATTAGAGATTATAATAGTTTAATTATGAGTTATATCTCTCGTTTTGGATATAAAGTGTTTTTACATTCAAGAAATTATTTTTAAAAATTGGGCCGGAGGTGATAGAAGATGACACTAGATCTGATAAAAGAAATAGTAGAAAAACATCAAGACAAAAAAGGATTTAAAGCTATTGAAACGACAAATTTCATGCTTAATGATTTACACAAAAAAGGGATTGGTAAGCCTCCTACTTATCCAGAAAAAGATTTTAATGGATTGTTTTCAAGAAAGGGCAATTTACTATTAAAGTAAAATTCTATAACATATCAAATATTTTCCCGTCAGTGAATGATTACTGGCGGGATTTTTCATAAATAAAAAGAGCCTTACCGTTATAGTAAGACTCTTTTCGCAGGCAAGCTGCACGTTTCGAAATTGACAGTATACTGTCTAGGGGGGCAAGCCCCTGTCTATATTTGCATTATAGATGAGCAGGTATAGATTTGTCAATTATCTTTGCTATGCTTTATAAAGAGTCTTATAAATTCGTTATCAAGTTTTCGTAATATTATATTTATTACTCCTTTCCACCCGGAGGCGATTACATGAAGTTTAGAAAAAAACAGTAGTTATTGAAGCATATCAAACAAATAAAATTATGTATATTGAGACATTAGAAGGTATCCACAAAGCGAATGTAGGCGACTGGATCATAACAGGGATAAACGAAGAACAATATTCCTGTAAGCCGGATATCTTCGTTAAAACCTATGAACTGGTAGAAGAATAAGTGCCTTTCAAATATGAAATCCTATGTGCCCTCCTTGTTTTAACTATAGCAAAAAGTCAGTTTTGCCTAAAAGAAACTGCTGAAATACTGGACAAAACAAAGTTTTTATATTTCTTCCAAAGTTACCCGTTCATACGATTCAAGCTGAGTAATAGGACTTTTATATAGCAATTCGGATTCTCTCCGTTTCTCATTGGCGGTATAGCGAATCTTATATTTCCAACCTTCACAGTCGGCATATAAAGTTCTGATTTCATCAACATTATCATAAGTGACTATCCAGTGCTGCCGTTGAAGATTACAAATAGCTTGTGAAAGTTCCGCATGGTATATTGCATCGAGCGCATTTTTGTAAAGATTCTTCCCCTGTTTAAAATAAGGAGGGTCGAAAAAGATAAAAATATTTCCTTGAAAAGGTTCAATAACACGCCGAATAAATTCTATTCCATCGTAATTATAAAGATGAATCCTATTACGCAACGCATGTATCTTCTGTATTTTTTTTATAAGACTCGGCTTATTGAAACGACAGTCAATTTTATATTTAGCGGTTTGTGTTAAACCGCCAATAGGACCTCCTTCAATAATCCCTGATCGATTTGTCCGGTTTAAATAAAAAGTCGCCCATGCTAAATCAAAATTGTATCCTCTAATCTCCTTCAATCTATTATATATAGCGCGCTGATTATACCACTCATCTAAAGTTACAGGAGTATCCAAAATATCCTCTATCAGTTCATCCGCTTGATGAAGAATAGCATACCAAACAGAATAAATAGCTGGATCGTAGTCATTTAATAAAACCTGATTCACCTTATTATTTAACAGCAGGGACATAGCTACCCCGGCACCACCACAAAAAGCCTCGCAATAGGTTGCATGGTCCAAATGGTTCATTTCTAAAGTATGTGAAATGTATTTGAAAAGCTGGGATTTTCCCCCAGGGTACCGTAATGGTGAATTATTACTAGGCATAGAATCACCTCCTTATAATAGGATAGCAAAGGAGAGCAGGTGTTGGCCAATAAAAAATAAGAATAACTATGGCAACGTAGGAAGATTATTTTTTTTAGCCAAATAGTTATAGCATTTTTCAAATTCGTGTATAAATGCGTCAACAGCATCCTTATTATTTTGTATCCAACAGCGAAAAGCTGATAATTTATTTGCATTCCAATACTGGCTTTGTTGTTTAAACCAGTCTTTATAGAATAATCTTAATGCCCCATTATTAGGATTAGGCAGCGTGTGATAATCTTTGAAGCATACCTGCCAGCTATATCCTCCTGTGCATGAATTATCTGGCCAAAAAGGATCATCTGGAGGTAGATTGTGTAAAAATTCATACAACATTTTATCCGGGCCAGATCCACCTGGAAGAGTTAAAATATTTTTGCTACTGTTTTCAGGTTGATCACCATCCAATATAATCATATTTTTAGTAAACTCTTCAATTTTTCTATTTTTTAAATCTATTAGTTCTTCTGCACCAATATTAATTTTTACGATATCAAGTAACTTTCTATAGTTATTATGAAGAAGATCCCGCAAAAACAATCGTGCCTCATTGTCTTCTGTATATACACGGATTTTTTTTACTTTTTCTTTTGTACGAACAATAGGTTGCAAAGATAAGTGGGCATATATTTGTTCAGGCGTAATATCAGTTTCTACTATAATTTTATCTTTATTGACACATTTCAGATAGTTAAAGCAACAATCGTATTTATATTTATCTTGTTTCGCTATATTAATAACACTCGGAGAATGCGTTGTGCAAAAAATCTGCAACTTATAATCCCTGGCATATTTAAATAACTTTTCTATTAATTTTGATTGCGAAGCCGGAAATAATGTGGATTCTATCTCATCAATAAATAATAATCCGCCTTTGTATTCATTAGGAAAATTTTCTTGTAACCGTTTGAAGGATAATATAGCCGTTAGTATGCTGCCAATATTGTCTTGACCAGCTGAAACAGTCAATGCACTATAGGCACTGGGATGAGCAATCAACGTTTTTTTATTTGAAGAATCCAATTTATTTGTTTCATATTCTTCTGGCAAAAGTGCCAATATTTCATCATAATTCTGCTGTAAAAAAGTGGCTTCTTCCGTAGTCAACTGAGCTTTATCATTTTTTATTCTTGTTTCTTCACCGATGGGAGAAACTCTTTTTAGGCTGAGATAAATGACCGGATAGTGTAAATAGCCATCTCCGGCACTTCTTGCCCTCTTTTTCCAAATTCTTAATTTATTACCCTTTTTATCCCTGCGTATAGATTCCAACGTAAAAACACCATTATCCCCCAAGGAAGAATCCACCATATAAAGGGAATACTCATGATCGCCTGGATGCTCTTTCTTTTCATCTAATTTGAATTTATCAGCAAACTTTGATTGAAAAGCGTGTCCAGTTAATGTCTTAAACTCATAAAACGATTCAGAACCAGAATCTCCAACGGTATTAGGATTACTATTTTCAGGGTTCCTTTTCGACATACTAAATGGCTGTGCAAGCAGGCCAAGCAGCGTTGTTTTTTGTGTTCCATTTTGCCCTGCAATAACCGTTAATTTCTTACCACAATGCATTTCCACATCGACGAATTTTCTAAATTTTTTAATATAAATTTTATCAATAATGCCTTGAAAGGACGCCATTTTATTTCCTCCTATTACCGATGGATAATTTAACAGTACCATCACTATCTACATAAAATTATCTAAAATCAACGATGATTAAATTGCCTTGTCGTTCTTGATCTTTGGAGCGATGTTTTCTATTTTATTGAGGGTTAATGGTATTAATAAGCTTTTCAGCCAATTGCATTTTGAATTTATCAGGGATATTTCCAACATCTAAAGACGATTGGTACACGATATTGTCAATCAAATATAGCCCTTCTACAGAATGTTTATGAAGAATCAAAATACCATTTTTGGCTGGATAGGGCAGAACAGTAGCAGTTTCACCTTTATCATTAAAATATGATTTTGCAGAAGTAACCCATTTATCTACGAAATGGCTATCTGTAGATTTTGTATTTTTGGGTAAATAATGATAATTAACAGCCATTTGTTTCCCGTGTGGAGTGGATAAATCATCAGTACTATAAAAAGCTAAATGATGAAATCCATAGTCAATTAATGTGATTCCATAACTGACATCAATTTTTTTTATCTTGGTGGGATTGAAAGGAAAAACGTTATATTTTTCTGTTGAAATCTGCATTGCTAAAGATAATGTGGCAATGCAGGAAAATAATATGATTGAAAGTATCAGCTTCTTTTTCATAGTAAATTCCCTATCTATATTAATTTGGTTAAGTAAAATAATTATTTAGTAAATGGAATCCGATAGGCTTTCATAAAGGCATATTCTCCAGCTAGATAACCAGGACTATATTTTTTAAATGGGATTATAGTAGTTATAGAGGAAGGACCGCCGCGACTAACGTTGCCTTCTTCATCACATTCATAAAGTGACTGTAATTGATAAGCTATTGTTTGCCTATCGTAATCGTAGTAAAACAGCATGGAACGTTTTAAGCCTCCATGTAAAACATAATCGAAGTAATAGGTAGTAGCTTGTATTTCGTAGTAAGGTGGATCATAACGAATGACGTTTACAGAGTCCATGTCAATATATGCCTTGAATCTTGATGTTGAATCGTAACTAATAAAGCGGTTGGGATAGTTGTCAAAATAGTTAGCACAGGCAACGGAAGTTATTAATAAAAAGGATAATAGTAAAATTAAAACTTTCCTCATAAAGAATCATCTCCTTTTAAAGTTAACGATAATTAAATTGCCTTGTCGTTCTTAATTTTGGGAGATACCATTTCATATTGAAGATCTAAAATGGTTAATACCGTTTTCTTACCTTCAGGAGTAAGCCGACGGTATTTCTTTATTATATTAATCTCATCTATGGTTAAATTGGTATTTGTAGAAATAAAATTGGAAATAGATTCTATACCTCCATCTTCGATTAGATTGCTTTTTTTGATTCCGAAATGATCAGCAATCTTTTGAATAGCGCCCATACGAGGTTCTTTTATGCCTCTTTCCCAAGTAGATACAGCTTTGTCACTTACACCAGCAATAAGTGCCAAGTCTTTTTGAGATAACCGATATTTTTCACGCAATAACTTTATATTTTCACCTATAGCCATACTGCCAAACACCTCCTCGATTACTTACATCATACAAGAAAAGTAGAAATAAATCAACACAAAGTAGATATCATTCCACAATACAATGTTGACATTCTACTTAAAGTAGATTATTATAAAAGTGAAAGGAGGGAGCGCATATGACGTACAGCATATCGCAAGCACGCAAATTAAGAGATAAAAGGCAAAAGGATATGGCTGATTACTTGCATATTCACGTACAGACATATCGTAAGATTGAAAAAAATCCAGAACTGGCGACCATCAAGCAGGCGAAGATGATTTCAGAATATTTGAATATGCCTTATGACAATATCAATTTTTTTAATTCTTAATTCTACTTTAAGTAGATATTAATGGCGTATAGGGTAAATGACACTGAATAAAAGACAAGAAAGGACGATGCAATGGAAAAGATAAAAGCCGTCATACAAGGATGGCGGCTTAAAGAAAAAGACACTTCTTATTTGAATAAGAGAGTGGTTGTAGTAGATACCTTACTTGATGTTACCATAGGATTTTTTTCAGGAATGGGAGTGGCAACTCTGGACATCAAATATATGTGTGCAGCTGGCTTTTCGGTGATGTGTGTTGGAATCTTTCATCGGGTATTAAAGCTTACATATTACACTAGGGAAGCAATCGTTACAGTTACAAGAACGACAAATGTGATTTGAAAAATAGGAAAGGGCGTGAAAAAACACAATGGAAAAGACTGGTAACTCTGTCATAGAACACAGATGGGAAGTAACAATAAAGACACGAATCGCCCCGGAAGAATTGCCAGGCATCATAAACGGCATAAAAAAGATACAGAAAGAACACAAAGGGGATTGCATTCTTTCTGTACGAATACCAGACGAAGATCCTAGTTGGATAGAACCACCACTTTAAGTCAAAGACAGTTTTACAGCAGTATCGTTATACCAGATGGGAGCAGAAAGGAGCTGACATAGATGGATGACTTGATTATGAAAGAGATCCGAAAGAAAGTACAAGCATTATACTACTTTGAAAAGATGCTGGAATTAGATGATAAACACTTCAAATTTGTTTTGCTGGGAAATGAGCTGATCGAGGTAACAGATCTGTTGTCTGGATCGGTACAGTATGTGAATGTCGCCTGTGACAATGTGCCGGCCATGATACACGACATCTTAAAGCAGGCTGGAGATTGGATTTTATAAAGAAAGGAGATGGACACATGACGAAGAATGAAAGAGCCACGTTGGAAGCAAACTTTAAAGCTGCCTGGATAGCGGGTGTCTATGCTCAAAAATCGGCTAAGGACCCGGAATTAACGTTCCCGGAATCGGCGTTTGAAAAAGATGACGCTAAAGAACTGGCAGCACGCGCCAGGGGATACCGTGATGCCTGTATCGACGTTCTTGGATATTCATTCCATGACGGAAAAATCGGAGCGGTACGCGAAATTCAACATTGGATTGATGAAGCCGAACGGCAAGCCGGTGCGAAATTGAAGTAGGGGGCTACATGACCCGATGGCTTGACGTTCAGTCTTACCTTGAAAGGAGTAATCAACATGATTACTAAAGAAAAAGCACAGGAAATCTCCGTAGACGCGATTTATGATTTGAAAGGATGATGCAAGGAAGTGGACGAGATGGATTGTAAAAACTGGGATACAGAGATTGAAGCGATGGGAGTATCCGAAAAAGTAAAAAAGACCGCCAAAGGAATACGAATTCTTTTAAACGGTCTTACTTACGAAGAAGCGCAGGAAGCATTGCAAATTGCGGGAGAGAATTTGCAATCCTACGCAGTTATACAACTTCATCAGTGAGATTGCATAATGATTAAAATCCTTTCACGCCAATTATAGCATGAGGGAACACAAACGAATTAAAGAGGCCGTAATGATAGAGAGAGAAAGGCCATGTGGAAAATCAGGGAGGAACATAAATGGATGAAGCAACGATAGCGGCAAAAATTATAGGCGGGACATTCTTCTTTATGCTGGGTGTAATTATCGCCCTAATTTCAATTCTTAGATATCGCTAAAAGCAATTCGTTGAAGGGAGTGCGGCATGGAAAACGACAAAACGGTCATCTCGTTAAAAGAACTTCTAGCCAGGTGGAACGTAAGTCGCGGATCGATTACGAAAATGGAGCACGCTGGCGAATTAAAGCGGCTGAAAATACCAGGGATCTATTACAGCATGAAGAATGTTCTGGAAATCGAGGGCTTTGATGAAAAAGATCTGACACATAGCCCGTTTGAATGGAGACGGATGACCCGCGAACTGGAGCAGACAAAAGAGGAATTGCATCAATATAAGTCATTCTTCAGACAGCTGACAGCTAATATTGCAGAATTGAACTATAAGTACAGCCAGGATGCAAAGAAAGGATGAACCACATGGAACAAATACCGCAATGGATTGAACAACATCATAATGATGCCAAACTCATCAATGAATTGTTGGCAGAAAACATCAGGCTGCGGGACGAAAATATGTCCTTAAGCGAGAAATGTATAGGACTGAGAGAACGGGTATTTACGTGTAAGGCCATATCCATTGCTATCATCCTCGGTTTCGGCAGTCTGTTGCTGGCAGAGCAACTGTCCGGTATGATACTGCCTCTTCCATGACGTGCCCGGTATGCGGACAAGAAACGAACAGCTGGGTACATTGTGCCATGAGGCAGTCTAAGATATGCCAGGCACACTGTGAAGGGTGCCGTTGGTTCTCCGGCCGGCAGCTATGGGCCTGCTGGTACGGACGGATTGTATTAAACGGAAGGCACCGGACACGGGGAGAGATCGCCGTCGAACATTTCCGTAACAGGATGCAGGAAATAGAAAAGCGCATTGCCGCTTCTAAACGGTAATGCGCGCTCTATTCCTTGTGCGAGAAGAGATGCAAGGAAAACAAAGAATATCTGGTCTGTATATATATTATACATCATATAGTAGGACAAGAGATAGGGCGCGGCCCTATTTTACACTTGCTTAAAGGTATTAAATATACGACCAGCATACGTCAGTCAGGAGCAGATCCATGTATGTACAGGAAACCGTCCAGGCCGGGCCGGTAATCGAAGTGAAAAAATATCATACGTCACGATATCGCACACCGGCCATGCCGCGATCAAAGAATCACGAACGGACGAGTGCGGAGCAGTGGAAGGTGAATGAGAAAAATTCAATCCGTCAGCTCCGGCTGCTGATTCTGGAAAACTTCAAAGAGGAAGATATCCGGATAGATCTGACATACGCAGGAGAAGAACCGGAAGAGGAAGAAGCGACACACCGGTTCAACAATTTTTTGAAAACGCTGCGTCGGCACTATCAAAAAGCAGGACATGAGCTGAAATGGATAGCTACGACAGAATGTAACGGGCACCGGATCCATCATCATCTGCTGGTCAACAATATTGGCTGGAGCCGGAAATCCTACAAAGATCTATGGAAGTGGGGAGACATTCCTTACCGGGCATTCCGGTACTATGACGGCAAGCCGTCTGATGCGGAACGGGTAGCCAACTACCTGGTAAAAGAGACGCGGGAAACCTTCTGCCAGAAGGATCGATGCCAGCGGGCACGATACCGGGCCAGCCGGAATCTGCGGAAGCCCAGAGTAATAAAAGAAGTCATCCAGTCGAAGACATGGCGGGATCCGAAACCCAAAAAGGGATATTACATCGAAAAGCCAGTACAGTACGGGTATACAGCCTATGGGTTCCCGTACATGTTCTATCGCATGATACGGGAGGAGGAGCATGTTGTATCTGATCAGAACGGCACCGGAGAAATTCGCGGCCATCGTAGAAGGAAAGGAAAACACATTGCTGATAGGAAAGAACGACTGCATGCACCGGGATGAAGTACTGCACTTCGTCGAAATGGTAAATGGAGAGCGGACCGGTAATGAAGTATTTGCCAGGATTGAACGGATCTACGAAAAGCGGCTGATTCAGTACCGGATATATAAGACACGGGTAAATCAATGGAGGCGCGAAAAATGGAACTCAAAAAGACCGAACGGGTACACCTGACGGGGAAAAAGGCCAGGGCATTTTACGACAAGATCTATGAACGGGACGGCGGGCATTGCATCTGGTGTGGGAAACCAATCGAGTATGGCGTGAAGTACCATCATGAACCGTGCGGCATATACCGGAGTGATGAAGAAAACAAGGTCGTCATGCTCTGCCCGGAATGCCATTATGCCCGGCATAACACAGCCCCGAAGATTGCAAAAGAAATCTGCGAAAGATATCTTCATGGCCTGTATGGAGAGAAGGGGGCCAGGAAAGAATGAAACATGTATGCGCATTGTGCCATCAAGAATTTGAAAACGCGTACCGGATGCTGGTATGCGACGACTGCTACAACCGGATACTGCAAAATATGGAAAAAGGTGAACCAGGCATCTGCCCCGTCTGTGGGGTTCATTCGGATGCCATCCTCCGGAATCCTCGGAAAAAGTTTTGTGGGAACCGATGCCATCACATTGGGCACGCCGTGATATCGCGGAAGTACAGGATGGACCATAGCCAGCGAATACGGGAGATGAAGAAGACCCGGCTCGAGAAGAAAAAAGCCCGTCTGCGCCGTAAGCGGTCACGGATAGACGAGATAGCTATGATTGGGAAATCCATGGATAAAAGCTACGGCATAACCCGTATGCTACTACAACAGCGGGCAGACCAGGAGGGAATATCCATTGATATCGCAATAGCAGCCGTACGTCAGGAAAGGGGAATATAGGATGAACTGGATATCGACGAAAGAAGAGCTTCCGGCAAAAGGGCGCCGTGTCCTGGTAGGAATGCATGCCAACACAGATTGGCCAATTATCACAGTCGGAGTATGTTGTGAAGATCATTGGCTCATTGATGCGGAAACACGGCCAGTAGGAATGCAGGAGGTACAATACTGGACACCTATTGCAAATCTACCAAGGAGCCAGGGATGAAACGAGGACACCAATGGATATTGTGAAAGAAAATATCACGGACGCCAAAAAATATCTTACCGCAATCCGGGAGCAGCACTATGAACTGGAGGAACTGAAATACGAACGCTATCTGGAGGAAAACGGGCTGTGTATCAAAGTATCAAATCCGGCACGGATTTGCATCAGTTCAGGAGGGTCAAACGATCTATCCAATATTCCGGTCCACATTGAACAGTTCATGCAACGGATTGAAAAAGAAGAAGCAGAACTATACCGGATGCGGGACGCCGGAAAAGAATTTATTGATCAGCTTCCAGATGCCAGAGGAAGAGCCATTCTAAAATATTATTACGTCGATTTCCTGACATGGGAACAGGTAGCCTTACGGATACACCTGTCCCAGTCACGGACGTATAACAGCCATCGTCTGGCTCTGGAAACTCTGAACAGCATGATTCAGGCGGCCTGGATGCAAAAATGCATTAAGATTTTGAAAGACAGGAGTAAATAGGAGTACGTCATGTGATAAAATGATAGTGTCAAAAAAGACGAAAAGAATAGAGGCGCCCGTGCCTGATGCGGAGCGCCTTTTTTGTTACCTGAAAGGGGGCAGGACATGATTCACTGCGACAATATCCGCTGCCGGTTTAACCAGATGGAACTCTGTACAAACCTGCGGCTGGAAATCGTACATGAACACTGCGTGTGTTTCGAAAAGAAATATCACCGTGCAAAGAAACGGAATATCTCTGATCTGAATCATGAGCCGGTCCCATACAGCACCCGAAAGAAGGTATTTAAATGACAGCCAATAAAGTGAGAGGAGCTCCCATCAAGCGGGAAAAAGTATTTTTAAATAAAAATAATACGCGCCCAAACAGCGCGCGCAAAATAAATACTAAAAGGAAACGCCGGGCAATCACATGGAACAAATTTTTTACGTTGAAAAACATGGAAATTGTCCGTTCCATGTGCCGAAAAGGTTGGACAAATGACGAAATTGCCGATTATATCGGTATCAGCCTGTCTACGTTCTACAAATGGCAGAATGAACATGTAGAGTTTTCGGAGGCCCTAAAGGAGCCAAAAGAGTATTGCATCGCCAAAGTAGAAAATGCTCTGCTGACACGGGCATTAGGCATTGAAAAAGAAGTCGGAGAAAAAGAAACCATTACGACGAAAGATAAAGACGGGAAAGAGATGTCAAAGACGACGGAAAAAACATCTCTGATTTATTATCCGCCGGATACGAAAGCGGTAATTTTCTACCTGACAAACCGGGCCGGAAGCGACTGGAAGCAGAAACAGCAGACGGAAATGACAGGAAAACTGAGCATAGACGCTGCAGTAAATACGGAAGACCGGCTCAAGTCAGCACTGGAAAGGACGAAAACGGAATGACGATAGATGAAGCCTATACGGTCATAGACTGCCTGGGAAAAGTGAGCAAAGACCCAGAGACGTTTGTCTGGTTTGCCTTCGACTGGGACCATGACCCAGATCTGAAAGGGCAGGCACCCCAGGAATGGCAGCTGGAACAACTGCGAAACATCGGGAAGGGATTAGCCACCCCAAACGAAGTCATCCGCCAGGCAGTAGCATCAGGGCACGGCATTGGAAAATCGGCGCTGGTTGCTTGGATTATATTATGGGCTATCTCGACCTATCCCAATACGCGTGGTATTGTGACGGCCAATACGGAAGTACAGCTGCGCACGAAGACATGGGCGGAGCTGGCGAAATGGTACCGCCGGTTCATTGGGAAAGACCTGTTCCAACTGACGGCGACCTCTATTTTTTCTATCCAGGAAGGACACGACCGGACATGGCGGATCGATGCAATCCCCTGGAGCAAGGAGAACCCGGAAGCCTTTGCGGGCCTGCATAATCAGGGAAGCCGGATACTGCTGATATTCGATGAAGCGTCGGCCATTGATGATACGATCTGGGAAGTTGCTGAAGGGGCACTGACAGACCGGGATACCCAGATCATCTGGTGCGCGTTCGGCAACCCGACACGGAATACAGGACGTTTCCATGACTGCTTTACCAAGTACCGGGCATACTGGAACACGAAACGGATAGACAGCCGTTCTGTAACCATATCGAATAAACAACAAATCAAACAATGGGAGAACCAGTACGGGGAAGACTCGGACTTCTTCAAAGTCCGTGTACGAGGCGAGTTCCCGTCTACAGCAGAAAACCAGTTCATTTCGGAACAACTGGTAGCCGACGCACAGAAACGCGTCCTGCGACCGGCACAGTATAATTTTGCCCCGGTAATACTGGGAGTAGATATGGCCTGGAGCGGAGGAGATGCAACCGTCATTTATCTGCGTCAGGGACTGTACAGCAAAAAACTGGCCTCTTATGAAAAGAACGACAATGATGGCGTCATCGCCGGGAAAATAGCAGCTTTTGAAGACCGTTACCGGGCCCAGGCCGTATTCATAGACCAGGGATATGGAACCGGGGTCTATTCCTTCGGGCAGACCATGGGCCGCAGTTGGCGCCTGGTAGCCTTTGGCAGTGCATCGGGAAAGCGGGGATATGCCAATAAACGGGCAGAAATGTGGGGCAATCTGCGCGAATGGCTGCGTGACGGCGGCGTACTGGAAGACGGGGAAATCATCCACGATGATCTCATCGGTCCGGAAGCATTTGTCAATAACAAGGGAGAAATCCAGCTGGAAAAGAAAGAAGACATGAAACGGCGCGGCCTTCCGTCACCGAACGAGGCCGATGCCCTGGCACTTACCTTTGCCTATCCAGTCCTGAAAGACAGCACCCGGCTGGAAATGGCCAACACGAAGTACGATTTATTCAAGAAAAGGAGATGATCCTATGTGCGGACATGTAGGGAAAGCAATCGGGAGAGTATTCGGTATAGGTGGCTCATCGACCCCCAGCGTACAGCAGGCAGATCCTGTGGCAACGACTGTCAATGTAGGAGATGATACGGGCACGACCGGCGAAGACGAAGCGACGAAAAAAGCAAAGAAGAAAAAAGGCTTTTCATCGACACAGCTCAACGACTGGCGGTCCGGTCTTTCCTCCATTCTGGGAGGAGAAACCAATAATAAAAATACGTTAGGGTGATAACCATGAGAGCATTAGTTAAAACAGAACTGGCCAGGTCTCCGACCGGAGGAAAAACATTTCCCAAAGCAAACCGGATAGGAGACAAAAACCGCCTGATACAACGGCATGCAGCCTTATTCAGACGCCGGCAGAACTGGATGGATGTATGGAAAGAAATCCGGAATTACGAACTGCCCTATGATGGTCAGTTTGATGACGACCAGCCGGATAAGCCTAATCTGCATGACGATAATATATACAGCAACATCCCCAATATCTGCCGGGCTATTTTCGCGGCAGGAATCCAATCCGGGCTGACTCCTCCATCACGGAAATGGTTCCGGTATACACTGGCCGATATGACGCTCAATGACAATATGACGGTGAAACGGGTATTGGATCAGCGCTGCGATATCACGGAATACGTACTGGCCCGGAGTAATTTCTATAACGCCGTACATACCGTATATACGGAACTGCCCTATGGACAGGCACCAATGGGTATATTCTCGACGGGTACAGGAATCACCTTTGTCCCGTACCCTATTGGAACCTATGCGCTGGGAACCAATGCCCAGGGACAGGTCAACGCCTTTGCCCGTAAAGTCAAGATGACGGCATCTCAGATCGTAGGACAGTTCGGTATAGAGAACTGCCCGCGTTTCGTACAGGATACATACCGAAGCAATAATGGGTACACCGAATACTTTACGGTCTGCTGGTTAGTCGAACAGAACGACAAAAGCAACCCGGAAGAACTGGGAAGCAAGAAAATGCCATACCGGTCTGTCTACTGGGTAGATGGATCGGACAGTAACGAAGTACTGGCGGCTACAGGCTTTGAAGAATGGGCCATACCGGTAGCCCGTTATGATGTCAAAGGCCTGAATTCGTATGGGACGGGACCTGGCTGGGATGCACTTCCCGATTCACGCATGCTGCAGAAGATGGAATACGATTCAGCCATGGCAACCGAACTCGGTATCAAACCACCGATGCAGGGGCCATCGGACCTGGCACACCGTATCAATCTGTTTCCGGGAGGATTCACGCCAAATACCGACGCCAATAATGCCATCCGGCCGCTGTTCCAGGGACAGTTGGATATAGGTACACTGGACCAGAAGATCGTCCGCGTCGAAGACCGTATTAAACGGACTTACTCTACGGATCTGTTTATGATGCTGGACCAGCTGGAACGGGGACAAATGACAGCCCAGGAAGTCATGGCCCGCAATCAGGAAAAACTACAGCAATTGGGGCCCGTCGTAGAACGACTGCAGTCAGAATTCCTAAATGCCGTCCTGGACCGCGTATACAACATCCTGGACCGGAACGGTATCTTTCCGCCCGTACCAGACGATGTGCAGGAACTGATGAACGGACAGGAAATCAAGATAGAATATCTGTCCCCATTGGCACAGGCACAGAAGATGTCCGGACTGACGGCCATAGAACAAGGGATAGCCTTTGTCGGGCAGACAGCCCAGCTGGATCCGCGCGTGGTCAACCGCGTTGATTTTTCTGATGCGGTGGCCAAATACCTGGATCGTATTGGCGTACCGGCAACGATGGTCCGGTCAGAAGAAGAATATCAGCAGATCATAGAACAGCAGCAGAAGGCAGAAGAAGCCGCCCAGCAGCAGGCCATGGAAGCCCAACAGGCACAACAGGCTGCACCTCTGGCCCAGGCAGCAAAGAACCTGACCGACGCCGCAAATGACGGCAATCCGGCACTGCGTGAATGGATGGGGATGGAAACATGACAAACTTGGAAAAAGAAGTCATCCGTCTGGATGATGAAGCCCTGCATTACCTCCTACACAGCCGGAAAGGCCGATGGTTCCTGATGCGGCTGTTGGACCGGGCATACATCAATATGCGGACTTTTGATCCGGATAACATGAATATGACGGCCTTCAATGAAGGGCGCCGGTCCCTGGGAATGGAATACCTGGGAATGCTGATACAAACCCCGCAGCGGATAAAGCTGAAGCAAAAAGCAGAGATGGAATACGCAGAAATCAAAAGCCGGATGGAACTGTTGGATAGAAAGCAGGAGGAGACAAAAGAACCCTATGTGGCGGTCAAAGGCCATATGGAAAGGAGTACACCATGAGTGATTTTGTATTTGACTTACAGCGCTTTGCCGATACCGGCGGGGCCGATAGTGGAGCAGGAGATCAGGCAGGACTTCCTGCAGTCGATACCGTCCTGGGCGGAACAGAAGGAACGACACAAACAGGAACCGGAGATACGGGAACCAGTGACAATGGGACCGGTAATGCAGGAACCGGAGCACCGGATACCTACGACTTCAGCGGAGTACTGCAGGAAGTCTTTGGGGATGGCGCAGATCTGGATGCTGATATATCCAGCCAGTTCACAGATATCCTGCACGGACTGAACGCCACCCAGGAACAGGCAGCAGCAGCGGCCAAATTTGGTATGGAATATGCCAAAAGCACAGCCCAGGCAGTAGCAGAAGGAATCCGGGAACAGGACCGGCAGGAAGTGATAGGCTGGGGAGATGCGGCCCGGAAAGAACTGGGCGGAAAGTTCGATGAAACCGTAACCCAGGCCTGCACGACCCGGAACTACCTGGAACAAAAAATCCCAGGCTTTACCGCCATGCTCAACCAGACCGGTGCCGGGAATCATGTCGCCATGATAAAAGCCATGGCCATGATAGCCCCGCTTGTCGGGGAAGACCCTGGCCACAATGATACGGTAGGAACCGTATCCGGGCAGGGTATATACGATCATACCGATTTCAGCAAATACTAAGGAGGACTAACCTATGCCTACGTATGGTAACACAGCACTCACATTTACGGATCTGCGGAAACGTATGGATCCCGATGGAAAAATTGCCTGGATCATGGAAATCATGGCACAGAGCAACCCGATTATGCAGCACATCCCCTGGATGGAAGGCAACCTGCCGACAGGCAACCAGACAACACTGCGCACGTCGTATCCTCATCCACAGCTCCGCCGTATCAACCGCGGGATCAAGCCGGGTAAATCGACGACACGTCAGATTGTCGATACCTGCTGCCTGATGGAAGGAATGAGCCAGGTAGACGTCCGGATCGTCAATCTGGCACCGGACAAAGAAGCGACACGCCGCTCAGAAGACGGGGCGTTCGTCGAAGGCTTCACCCAGGACCTGGCAAAATACATGTTCTACGGAGATACAGAAAAAAATCCAGATGAATTCAACGGCCTGGGAATCCGGTTCAATACCTTTACGGGTGATAAAGGTACCTATGGCTTCCAGACCATTAATGCCGGCGGCACGACGGAAAACAAACAAACGTCAATGTACATTGTAGACTGGGGCGAAAATGCGGTCACAGGGATCTACCCAAAAGGTTCCCAGGCAGGCCTGAAGATGGAAGACAAAGGGGAACATATCGTAGAAGACGCAGACGGCGGTAAATATAATGCCCTTGTCACCTGGTTCGCCTGGGATGCCGGACTGGCAGTCCAGAACCTGCGCAAAGTAGCGGCCATCCGAAACGTCGATGTAGGAACGGTTCCAACGGGTATTTCAGCGGCAGACCGGAAAAAACTCGTAGAAAACATCATCGTAGCCAAGAACCGTATCGTGAATCCGAAGCGCCCGATTCTGTATGTATCGGATAAAGTCTATACAATCCTCGAGCTCTACCTGAACGATAAGAACAATATCTACGTTACACAGAGCGAAGCCATCAATGGCATTCCCAAACTCTATGTACAGGGTCTGGAAGTGTCCAAATGCGATGCCCTGAGCGATACCGAACCGGTTATTACAGAATAGGAGGAAACTATGGTTTACGATGGGGAAAACACGTTTTATTGGAAAAAAGCATTGAACGGTACGACGACGGGAACATCAGATGTAATCAAGACGGGGAACGGGGATGCAGGCAATCCGCTGATTCTCCATGTCATGGCCCCGGGAGTAACAGCAGACCTGACCATTGAATTGCAGACCGCTGTCGATGAAGCCTTCACAAAGGCTGTAATCCTGGGTACGTATACAGTAAAGAAAGGGGACAATCTGAAGACGAAAGTCCCCTATGGCGATCTAGGATTTATGCGCATCAAATATACCGGAGCATCAGCCCTTACAGGCGGCACATTGTCGGCAGCACTTGTCTTTGATGCGGATATCGCGTAATGACAGGAATCCCATTTAAAGATGCCGGGCCGAAACGGAGACTGGAAGACTTACATGCCAATGAACTGCGGCTCCGCCTGGAGAATGCCGGGATAGCCTATCCGGATGATGCAACCAAGAAAGAACTCGTCGAACTCGTCCGAAAGTACAGATTGTAGAAGGGAGGGGCTGCGGCCCCTCTATCTATGAAAGGAGCAGCAATGACAGATACGGATATTTGCAACATGGCACTGTCCAATCTGGGTAAAGGTGTGATTGCCAATATGGAAGAAGGGATAGAAGATGCACGAGCCTGCAAGCTATTCTATGAAACGACGCGTCGTGAAGTCTTACGGGAATTTCCCTGGGGGTTTGCACACCGGATTGAGCGCCTGGCCGTAGTAGATACAAACGTTCCCGGCTGGAGCCATGCCTATGGCTACCCGGCCCAGTGCCTGAAGATCAATAACGTATTCAACAACGATTACCGGGGAAGATACGAGCGGTTTGATGTAATCAATATCGGCAGCAGCACTAAAGTCATTGTTACGGATTTTGAACCCTGCTATGCCGATTATACGTGGGACGTTGAAGATCCGGAACTGATGGATGATCTATTCATCCAGGGATTCGCCCATCTGCTGGCATCTAAAATGGCTATGCGCCTGACAGGTAATCCGCAGTTAGGGCAGAATGAATACCAACTGTATCGCGCACGGATGATGCAGGCACAATTGCAGGATGCCAGGGAACAGGAACCGCAGACCGTATTTGAAAGCAGCTATATAGCTGCCAGAAAGGGATGGAACCATGTCTAACCTCTATGTCATCCAGCCGGCATTCACGACAGGGGAAATATCACCGGCAGTAGGGAACCGCGTAGACATTGACCAATATAAGTCTGCTCTTCTCAATGCCGAGAATACCGTCATACGGCCGTATGGCGGCTGTTACAGGCGGCAGGGGTCCAAGTATATAGGTGAACTGAAATACAGCGATAAAGAGGCGGTTTTGGTCAGTTTTTATAATTCAGAAACAGATGCCTATCTGCTGGAAGTAGGATATCAATATATCCGGATCTGGAAAGATGGAGCGTATACAGGAACGGAATTAGCTACGCCATATACGAATCCGAAACAATTACAATTCACGCAGAGCGGAGATATCATGTTCATCTGCTCCGGGACATATCCCGTCAAGCAATTGCGTCATAAGGCAGATGGATGGGATATTGTGAATATGGATATCACGGAGCCTTATTACGACCCGCTGCTGGATGCCTCAGAAAATAATAAGATAACCCCGTCCGGAACAACCGGGAATATCACGATAACATCCCAGCAAAGTATATTTGCCAAAGGGATGGAAGGAGGATATATCCAGATCAGGCAGGAAATGGGCAGCCAGACGGTATCGGGAACATGGGGAGAAGAAACAGCATCCTGGACATCAGGCGAGCTGTATGTCGGGGAAAAATGGAAAATCATCACGCATGGGACGCACCACTATCAGATCGTACTGCAAAAACGGGATACGGAAGGCGGCCCATGGAAGGAATTCAGGAAATATACCTCCAATGATGATCAGAACTATACGGAATCAGGAAGCGAAACGGCCCCGTGTTATTTGCGTATGATTGTAGACGTATGGAATGATGACGAGGCAAGCAAGTCAAAACTGACGGTAGATCTGACCCGTCTGCCATATACACACACCGGGACAGCCAAAATAACGGCCGTTAATTCAGGGACCAGCATTACCGCGGCAGTCAAAGATGTCCTGGGAAGCACAGACGCTGTATCAGACTACGCCTTTTCTTCCTGGTCCGACTACTTCGGCTATCCCCAATTATCCTGCTTCTTCCAGGACCGTCTTATTTTTGCGGCGAACTGGAAGAATCCATATACCTTATGGATGAGCCGGACCGGTGACTATCCCAATTTCTCTGTAGAGAAGACGGATGGAACCGTGACCGACGACAGTGCCATCAAAATGGATCTCATTGTACGGAACTCCTATCAGATACGCCATCTCATCCCATCACAGGACCTGGTAGTCCTTACGTCCGGCAATGAATGGGTTATCAGTGGAGACAGCGTACTGACACCGACAAAAGCCTATCCCAAAGCCCAGACGATGCGCGGCTCTTCGACGTGCCTGCCTCAGCACATCGGCAACCGGATCATCCATGTACAGCGGTCAGGATCAACGGTCCGTGACCTGGGTTATCAGTACGAATCAGATAATTACAACGGGGATGAATTGGATATCCTTGCCACTCACCTGGTCAAAAATCATAAACTGCTTTCATCAGCCTATTGCCAGGAACCGGACTCTACCCTCTTCTTCGTCCGCGAAGACGGTGTATTGCTGGCATTTACCATAATCCGGGAGCAAAAGGTATTCGCCTGGTCCCATTTCGTCACAGACGGAAAATATAAATGGGTCGTGGCTATCCCGCACGATGAAAACGACGAACTCTATGCCATCGTAGAACGTACCGTAAACGGCAGCATCAAACGGTATATCGAGCAGTTCCCGGTGATGCGGGATGACCGGGACGAATACGCTGACAGCTATGTAACGGGAAGTGGAAATAGTATCAGCCTGCCTCACCTGATCGGGAAAACGGTCTGTATCGTAGGAGACGGCATCCGGCAGCAGGATGCCGTTGTACCGGCTGATGGTGTGGTGCAGCTGGATGAAACGTATACGCGGATCATAGCCGGACTGCCCTATGAAACGAAAATAGAACAGCCGGCCCTGGAAATCAACCTGAGTGAAGGTACACTGCAGGCCCGTATCCATAAGATAAATACCGTAACACTACGTGTAGAAAGCTCATATGGCGGTAAAATCGGGCTTACGTTCGATAAGATGGATGAACTCCGGTATGACGATGAATATACACTGTATACAGGAGATATTACACAAAGTGTGCCTCTGTACAATATAGGAGCGAATACGAGGAATCACCTGTGCATACTCAGCGATGAACCGTATCCGTTCCGACTGAATGCAATCATCAAGGAGGTAAGCATTGATGGCGGAATGGTCCGATCATATAACGGTTGAACGAATTACAAAAGAAACATTGCCGGATGTACGATGGCTGAAATACCGCCTGCGTCGTCAGGATGACTTAGAAATAAAAGCGACTGATACCAATCTGGAATCATTGGCAATAGACGAAGGAATGGAAAACTACATCGTGTATACCTGTGGCAGCCCATTGATCTTATTCGGAGTCAGTAAAACACCGTTAGCAGGATACGGACACATGATATGGTGCGTAGCCAGAGACAATCTGTACAGCAACCACAAAAAAGAATTTGTCTCATTGGGAAACCGGATCCTGCCAAAATGGAAGCAGAAATACCCCAGGATGTTCAACATGATTACTGTCAGCAACGAAACATCATACCGCTGGCTGAAAGCTATGGGAGCGAAATTCTCCGAACCGTTCATGTTCAACGACATGTCCTGGAAACTATTTTTTATTGAAAGGAGTGAACCGTATGTGCGGTGCAGCGGGAATGATTGCCCTGACAGCGATACAGGGAATCAACCAGTACAACCAGCAAAAACAGCAGTATAATGCCCAGGCGGCCATGTACAATACCCAGGCAAAACTGGCCGAAAATAATGCCCGTATCAGCCAGAAAAAGCAGGAACAGATTGCTGAGCAGTATGCAGCCCAGCAGTCCAAACTGAATGCCCGTATGAAACTGGCAGCCGGACAGACAGCCGCCCAGGCAGGTGCCAGCGGCCTTCAGCTCAGCGGTTCCCCGCTCGATGCCCTGGCATCCAGCTATAGTGCCTGGAACGATGACAGCCAGACACTGCTGCAGAACCAGCGGAATGATGTCTGGTCCGAACGGATCAATGAAATCAACTACCAGAACCAGGCCAACTCATACCGGGCTAGTGCAGCCAATATGCTGAGCCAGAAACAAAGTGCCCTGTTGGGTACCATTCTGGGGACCGCCGCGAATATATACGGAATAAGGAGCCAGTATGGCAATGCCGGAAAGGATACAGGAACAGACAACGTATTTACCGGCCAGTATGATATTAATGCAGCCGATCATTATACCGGAAAAGATCCCAAACAAGGACATTACACGTACGGCATAACGGCCAACAGTTTTACCGGCAAGTTCAGGCCATCTTATACGTATTCCATACGGCCCATAAATCTGGATCAGGAAGCGGCCCAGTACGATGCACTGTCATATAAAACGAGATACAGCGGTTTTGGAAATCTCAATCCCTATCCGGGATTTAAAGGAAAATATAAATATTAGGAGGACGTATGCAGATAAAAAGCTATAATCCGGCAGTCGATCCCAATACCATACATGGAAGCGTACAGGCTCCGGCAGACGCCAATGCATACGGATCGAACACCTCTGGAAGTAAAGTATTACAGGCCGGGTTGAATGATGTACAAAAACAATGGCAGGCTTATATAGACGACCAGATCAGTCTAGCCGTTGTAGATGCCAGTAACAAATATCATCAGGGATTAAATGATCTCCTGAATAATCCCGATACCGGACTGCTCACAAAGCAGGATATCAATGCACTGGATGTAATGAAGCAGTATCAGGAAGGGGAAGTTAAAATCCGCCAGGATGCGCTGGGAGCCCTGCCAAATTATAAAAAAGCGCATGACGCCTTTTTGAAAATGGCGGATGATACAAATATTAATAAACTGGGAACTGTGATGCAGTACCAGTACAGTAAACAGAAAGAATATAAAGCCAACGTTCTGCAAACGCGCTTAGACCTGAACACCAACAATGTGGTGGAAGAAGGAGTCACTGCCAATGTATTTGCAGGATTTGCCAAAAATGCAGCCACGATTGATGCATTATACATGAATGAATTAGGCAGAGAAAATCTGGCTCAAAAAAGGCGGGATGCCAATACAACAATGCTGACAAAATGGCTGGATAATATTATTGCAGATGGAAGCCAGACGTCATTAGATGTAGCAGGAGAGGTATTGTCCCAGGCAGGGGATTTTGTAAACAGCGCAGATCTCGCAAAATATACGCATATTGTATCTACTCATAAAAAAGAAGCGGATTTGACCAGGCGGGTTGATGCGGTATTAGATGCAACAGACGATAGAGCCGAGCAGCTGAAAATGTTACAAGAAGGCAATCGAAGGACCATAAGGCGGCTGATACATGGGACAGGCGGGGCAAACGGAAGTAACAGCTATTTCGAAGCCAATGCATCCATAGAAAGCGCTGGCCGTGGGGACTATAATGCGTATAATCGAGATTCAGGAGCATTTGGTAAATACCAGTTTCTTCCCAGTACATGGGAAGAGGTATCCGGACAGACCGGAGTAAACCCGGAAGATCATTCCCCAGAGGCACAGGATACCAATGCGAAATGGTATTGGAATTATCTTAAAAGTGAATTAAACGGTGATGAAGAAGCTACTTCCGTAGCATGGAACTGGGGACTGGAAAACGGGAAACGCTGGCAGCAGGGGCTGTCTACTGGTATTGATAATGAGGGACAGGAATTCAGCTTCAATGAACCTCACAAAGGTAATATGGCAGTCACGGAACGAATACGCGAACTAAAAAAGCGGGCTGGAAATCAGAGCAGCAATCTGGTAGATGAAGGGTTCAAATACTCGATAGATGCGGGCTTAGTAGGTATACAAATGGATAATGGCAGAAATGGCTGCGCAGAGTTTGTGGGGAAGTTCGGGGCAAGTTACAGCGAGTTTCTGGCAAAGGAAGCCCAGAACAATGTAGTATACGTCCCTACAATGATACAAGACGCAGAAGCGGCTGGAATTCCAGTCGTGCCGTTTGATATAGAAAATCTGAATAAGGGAGACTGTATTTTCTATAAGACAAACGAAGGCAGCCAGGGGCATATCGTAATATACGACGGAAACGGCGGTTTTTATGGAAACTCCAGCAGTACCGGCCCCAATGGTACAACCATTCATGGCGGGGATATAAACATTCCTGGAATGGTACCGGAAGGAATTATAAAAACAGGGATAAGCGGAACGCAGGATAGATGGGTAGAAAGTGAAGAACAGATCTATTCAGAAGAAGAATTAGAAAAAGAACTGGATGCCCGCCGTGCCTTAAGAAAGCGGATCAAGCAGGAAGCCATTGAGGCAAAAGTAACGAATGCAAAGAAACAATACGCGGACTGGGCATTTAATCATGCGCAGGCAACGGATACGGAACGCAGGCAGGCACTGGCAGGTATCATAGGAGATGATGAAGATCTAAAGATAAGCGTGTTAGGCGGCCAAGTAATATCCCTGGATAAAAGTATACAAAATAAAGCAGAAGCCATGGCCGCAAAGTCAAGAAAGGCCAATGTATTTGACGTACAATCAGTAAAAGCAGGGATTCATAATGGAAAACTGGATACAAAAGAAAAATTAAATGAATTTTTTTCAAATGTCGATAAGACCTTCACCCCCGACCAGGTAAATCAGATATACACAGAATTCGACAAGGTGCAAAACGGGGAAGGCTTCGATATAGGCAACTGGCTGACAAGATACGATATGAACTGGGACACCGAAACATGGAAAGCCAACAAAAATGCATTGGATGTAATCGTTGGAGAGGAAGTAAATAAATATCAGCAGGAGCATAACGGAGAACAGCCAGATAAAGACACTATTCGGAAAATGGTAGTCAAAGCAACCACCCGATGGGATACCGGTGCCACCGCTGAATATGGAATATTTACAGACACACCATTAAAGCTGTCGCAGGTAGATGTAAAACGACTAGGATATGCAACCTGGGATTTAATCAAAACAGACGAAGGGACATACGTGAGGTTCTATAACTATGATTCCGATGGTAATCCGTACTTGGCCAATACGATTTATGCAACAGAATTGCCTGATTTCATGAAAAGGAATGGCATTAAATAAGGAGTATACAATGAAAGATACTACATTAGATCCCGGAGTACAAAGTGTAATTGATGATATAAATAACGGAAAGATGACAACAACATACCAGGCAGAAGGGAAGCCAGCACTTCTGTTTGATACCAACACGGTATATAGTGATGAAAAAGGAGAACAGTGGCGTAAAGAAAACGATTATGGGGGCACTTTATGGGACCGTGCGTCATCTAAAATCATGGACATATATCGTAACATGTTTAGCGATGATGCGATGAAAATGAAGGATGCCAAACAATATGGTGATGAACTGGGAATTTCTTCTCAGTTTCTAATGGATAATGAAGATGCGCTGGAAGAAGCAAGAAGAATTCATGACGAAGCCATACAATGGAGCTTTTTGTCAGGGCAGCCGTTTAATGCAGAAAATATTGATACCATGTATCCTGAAATAAAAAAGATGAGAGAAGCGGATCCAGTCGGCGCCTCCATAGCCCTGCAAAATTATCATGATTTAAAGGAAACACGAAACATCTTTAAACCCGTCATTGATTTTGCATCAGATGTAGGTCAGCTATTTTCTGATGCGGCTGCCAGTGGTGCCGATATGGTCCGCCTCTATGATGCTCAGATGAAAGCCGTGGAAAGCGGGGATATCGAAGGGAACCGTCCCTATATCGAAGAACTGGCGAATAAACTGAATGAAGAAGAAAAGGCCAAACCAGATGATTTTGCAGGGGAAGTCGTGTATGAAGCGATAAAACAGCTAACCATATACGGAACACAGGGAATCCGCGCATTACAATACGTGCCAAAAAGTATGGCTTTGGCCATGACCGCTGCAGCCCCTGCTGCACTGGCCGCTGGAGCTTCTTCGCTGGGTATCGGGGCCGCAGCGGTAGAAACAGGAGCGGGACTAACCGGCGCTGCCTGGGGACTGCGTACGGGTATATTCAAGGAAATAGCCAAACAATCCATGGCAGACCGATATTGGGAACTGGCACAGAGAAAAGATGAAAACGGAAATCCTCTGTATAGCAGAGGCCAGATGCTGGCAGATAGTGCTATCGTAGGGGGAATCAACGGGGCAGTAGAACTGGGACTGCTGGAATTTGGATACGCGCCAATCAAAGCAGCCTGGGGCAATAAAGCCGCCCAAAGCATCCTGAAAAACGGAGCAGCCCAGAAACAGATCGTAGATGCCGGGAAACTGGCACTGGCCCGTATGGCGGCATGGGGAGCAACAAAGCAGTATGCCCGCAGTGTAGGATCAGAACTGGTAGAAGAAGGTGTCCAACAGACAGTAAATGATGCAGCGGATAACCTGGAATACGCAATTCAAGGCCAGCAAGGGAAATACCACACAGCAAAAGACGTCCTGAATGATGCTGTAGATGCTATGGTACAGGCCGTTCCGGCAGCAATTGGTATTGGCGGCATGGGTGCTGCCGCGCACGGCATCGGGCATTATAAGGGCATGTCTGCCATTGCCAGCATGAAAGTCAATGACTGGCGCGAAGCCTATCAGCGCCAAGTAGAAGAACAGACAATGGAAGCCCTGGTAATGCAGAAAGAGAAAAACAACCTTGCCAAAGAGAATCCCGAAGTCTATGGCAAGGTTATTCAGGCACAGGCTGAAAAGAATGATATGGGGACGATCTATGTAGATGCCCAGGAACTATCCCGTACAGATGAAGGAATCGCCGTACTCAATGATGCGGTACAGCGGGGAATGGTAACGGAAGACCAAGTGGAACAGGCCGTAAAGAACGGAACCGATATAGAACTCCCGACCGGGCTATTTGCCCAGCTGAGTGATGAATCCTTCGATACAAAAACACTAATGGATGCATCGACCATGAATAAAGGCGGCATACATCGTGCAGCCCTCCGTCAGCGTGCCGAACGTATGGAAGCCCTGCGTAAAGAATTACGTGATATAGCCAATGATACGTCTGACAGTGTATCAGAAGAAATCATGCAGGAGCATTTTGCAGACACGGATGAAGAAACCCAGGAACTGGCCAGAGATGTCGTGTACCGGAATCCCTATGATCTGGAATCGGCATATAAAGAAGCCGTAAAAGACACCCGGGAGCAGCTGGAAGACATTCTTGGGTTTAATGCATATTGGAACTATAAACCGCAAGGCGTAGCCAAAGTCGTAGTAGACCAGGGAACCCATACCAATGTACAGACTGGCCGGGGGCTGCGCATGTCCAACAATGAAAAATGGTGGTCCGATATGTACAGTGATCTGGGCCGGAAAGCAACTAAGGAAGAAATGCTATACATTGCATATAAAGACCAGAAAAACGAAGTAGAGCATTATGCCAGCCCGGAAGATGCGGCAAAATGGAATCAGGAAACGGGAGAGCTGCTGAGACGGTATGAAAGGCTGCGGGATATGGAACAGACATTCCATGAGCTCGCACAGGGAGATTATGCGCTCCGTAAATCCTTCCAGACGAAAGAAGGGGCAGCCGTATATAAACAGACAGCGCAAACATTATCTACTGCCGGGCAGAAAGCCTCAAAGGCGGCCAGGGAAAATGCGTATATCTATGCCCGTATGGCAGAACGCTGGGCAGATATACGTCATGAATACGGAGACACCGCCTACACAGCACAGGACTTTGCCAAGGCTCATCCTATCGTTATGAATCAGCAAGCGGGCCAATTTGGACAAGCTATGTATAATGTACGAAAATCAGGGACAAACACATTTGACGAATTTATCAAAAAGATAAACGATAGGAGACAAAAAGGAAAACCGGCAAACAAGCTAATGTTTATAGGTAATTCTGGTGTCATTTATGCAGAAGCCCAAGTAATTCATGCCACAACACCACACCATGGACACGTTTTAAGTGCCGAGCAATTGGATGACATTGACGCGCATATCGGTACGTTGCAAAACGCAGCTATATCCAACAAAAAAGACACCGCTGTTTTTTCAGGGATTCCCGTACTAACTCATGTAAAAGGAAAACTTGGAGATTATTATGTCGTTATCGAAATTGACGATAAAGGGACCACATGGTTTAAAACAGGATTCCCGGGGAAAGCAGAATCTATTGAAAATATTATAAAAACAAAAATAGCGGAACATTCAGCTAGAATCCTTTCACATAACGCGCAGGGCCCTTCTAGTCAGAATAAAACCGCTATTTCACTTTTAAGTATACAAAAAGAGTTATCCAATGTCAACGAAAAATACGAGCAGGCAGGGCATGATAATCAAGCTTACCGACAAGGTCAGCTCCGGGCAGCTTATGACTCCCATACCGGTGCTATTCACCTCTTTGATGCGGCTGATCAGTCCTCCTTTGTCCATGAAGCAGCGCATATGTGGCTGTCAGAAATGGAAACGATGGCACAGAAAGACGGTGCTCCTGTTCAGCTGATCACCGACCTTCAGACAATCCGGGACTGGGCCGGATATGTGCCGGAAAGGCTGGATGATTATAAAGGAACAAAACTGGAAAAAGAATTTACCGGACACGCAGAAGCCATTGAAAATGCTCGTAAGAGCGGCGATACCGTTGCCATCAAAGCGGCTGAAGAACGATGGATGCAGGAACGGTTTGCCCGTGGGTTTGAACGATATATAGCGGAGGGGAAAGCCCCGACAAAGGAACTTACCGGGGTCTTCCGCCGGTTCAAGAAATGGTTGATAGGGATCTATCAGGATCTGAAAAACCTGGGCAAAGAACCACCAGCAGACGTAAAACGGGTTATGGACCGGATGCTGGCAACAGACAAGGATATCGAACTATGGGCCAAAACAAGAGAATTGAATGCCTGGGATCGCAAAGGATTTTCCGGAGATCTTACGGGGCCAGAAGGCGAAATGATCCGCAAATGGAATGAAGAAGTCAAAGAACGTAGTAAAGAACGACTGCTGCAGGAATTCATTACCTCTGAACAAGATAACTGGAAAACTCTGAGAGAAGAGTCATTGGAAAAAGAACGCCTGGACTATGAAAAACAGCTTTGTGATGAAAATGAAATCTACCGTATAGAAAACATGTATAATCACATGCCGGAATCTCGTAACATCATCCTGGAAAAGAATGGGTACAAAAACGAAGCCGCTTTCCGGCAGGCCTTGCATGATGCAGGAGGAACACTGGAGGAACGCTCTGCCGCATACATGGAAGAACGAAAAAAACTGTATGATGACATGATGCCGACCTATGAAGATATTTGCAAAGAAGCAGATAAACAACTGGCATCGACAAATGGCCAGGCGCGGCTGAACGATCTGGAACGGGCGGCAATGCAGCGAAAAATCAATGCATACATCGCGGAATGTGTCCGGGCAATGCAAGAATTAGGCCGTATAAAAGGTAGTGACGAAGAAGTCAGGGCACAGCTCCGTCAGATACTGGGCATTGCAAGCAAGGAGGATAAAGCCAGTGTAGCTAAAGGGCGTATGGACAATATTCTGCTGAGCCGGAATGAAGAAATACGGGAACTGAAGAAATCACTGGCGGCCGAGCGGAAAAAGGATAAAATCACCAAAGAAGAAAATGAAACCCAGATAAAAAGCCTGAAGAAAGCACTACGCGAAGTCATCCATGGACTGAATCAGGTACGGGACATGCCGTCTGCCTCATATGTAAAAATGCTGGAATTATCCAGACAGGAACTGGAAGATATGAAAGTATCGGAGGCGACAACTTGGAGGCACTTTGAAATCAAGGCCAAAGCAGCATCTCATCTGGCAGATCAGCACATGAGTGCCGGGAACTTTGAACAGGCATTGCTGGAAAAAGGAAATGCCCAAAAATTCTACTGCATGGCCAGAGCGGCCAAAGACAATGAAGAATACGTCCGGAAAGCTCTGGAAGGGCAGAAAGGGACACTCGATAACCAGGGCGATGAACGCTATGGCATAAAAGGGATACTGAACCGGATCAGCCGGGCGAAAGATCCGGTACGTATGGGCATGCATTCCCGGTATTTCCTGCAGCATCTGGCATATAATCTGGGAATCACTGACCGGGACGGCCGACCTCCGACGCAGGACGGGAAAATTATCGGGCTGGACTGGAATTACATCTATCGGGATTTGTCGCCAGATTATTGGCTGGCTGAAGACTCAAATGGGAAAATAGATAAGCCCGATGAAAGCAGCATTGTAGCTCCATGGATCCGTAATATCGTAGATGGAAAAGAGCGCATGAAGTATCAGGATCTGTCACTGGCTCAATTCCGTGATATTGATCAGGCTATTACGGCCCTGTATAAATCAGGCAGACGGGAGTATGAAGCAACAACGATTCTGGATGAAGATGGCAAACAGGTCAGTATTCCGGACGCCGTAGAACAGTTATCCCAATCCATGAAGCAGGACCTTGCCTGGAATCCGCAACAGACACTGAATGATCAGAACCGGAAAGGCAGACTGAAGGAAAAAGCGTCGGACGCCATCCTGTCTCTGACAAAGATAGAAGTCATCCTGGAAGATATAGGACCGAAATGGATGCAGTATATATGGAATCCCATTGACCGGGCAGACCGGAAAGAAATCACTATGCAGCAGGAAGCTGTCAGGACGTTTGCCAAAATATGCCACATATACAGCCCGAAAGAATGGCAGCATATACGGAATGATAAAGCCTGGGCAGTAGGAGCAACAACAAATTTCACTCATGAACAGATATTGGCCATGGCACTGAATTGGGGCAATAAAGAAGGGCGCCAGCGTATCATGGATTATCACCATGTCAATGAAGCGGATATGGAAGACTTATTTACAAGGGCACTGACTAAAAAAGATCTGGACTTCCTGGAAGCTGTTTGGGATTCACTGAAACAATACTGGCCGGAACGAAACGCCGTGCAGGAACGGCTCTACGGAGTAGGTCTGGGGCAGGTACAGCCGATGCCCTTCACAATCAATGGCAGGAAAGTCAGCGGCGGGTATTATCCTATCCGATATGATCCGAAATTATCAGTCAAAGCCAGCGAACATGAGATGGATGATATTGTAAAAACACAATTATCCGGATCATCGACAATGGCAATCGGGATGGGAAGTACGAAGAAACGAGCAAAAACAGTACAAGGAATGGGCCTGGACCTGTCACTGGATGTATGGCCGGCAGCCATCAATGAAGCTATTCATCATATCTGTATGCGGGAAGCGGTAACAGACGTATATAAAATCATATCCCATCCGGACATCCAGAAAATCATCCAGGAAAATTACGGAATGCATACGTACGATGCAATCAAACAATGGACGAAAGACTGCTGGAAAACAGACGTACAGAAAATGACAGCCCTGTCCCGTACACTGGAACGACTGCGCAGGAAAACGTCCTATGCTGTCATGGCGTTCAGAACCAGTACAGCCGTACTCAATGCCTTGAATATATTCCCAATGATGAACCGGATCGGGCCTATCAATACCATCCGGGCACTGGGAGAGTTCGGAGCCGGTATCCTGGGAGGCGGAACCCAAACATATCATCAGAACCGGCAGTTTGTCATGCAAAACAGCCCCATGATGGCAGACCGGATCAATACCATTGACCGGGACCTGCAACAGGGAATGGCATTCCAGGTACAAAAAGGCAGTTCCCAGTTATCCGTAAAACTTCAGCAGAAACGGGACAGTATTGGCCGATACGGCTACTGGTTCATCACAGAAACAGACTTGATGTGCAGCATGGCACTATGGCGATACGCCTATAATCAATCATTGAGAGAACAGATTCAGGCACAAGAAACGGACCCAGGAGTTATTAAAGACCAGGCCGTACTGGCAGCCGACAAGGCTGTCCGGGATGTATTCGGCAGTGGCCGGGTAAAAGATCAGCCAGCCATGATGCGGCAGAATGACATAATTGCGCAATTAGCCCCGTTCTATTCGTATAGTAATACGGTATTGAATGCCATGATTAAGGCCGGGTATCAATGGAAGAAAGGGAACAGAATAGCCCTTTTCAATGCAATGCTATGGTGGGTGATACTGCCAACGGTATTTGAAACGGCATATCGTGAAGCCGTAGCCGGAGATGATGATCCAGAAAAAATTCTGAAGAAGATGGGCATCAAATTGGTTTCCAACACGGCGCAGGGGATACCCGTTGTCCGGGATACACTGGAAGACGCCATGTATGTCATGCTGGGCCTGCCGTCGTTCCAAAACAGTAATCTACTAGGTCTATCCATGGGTGAAGAAATCATAAAAGCACTCCATGCTGGCGTTTCGCCTAATAAGGACTGGACTGATGTAGGGCGCAGTGCCAGCCGGGCAGTGAACCGGTACTATGGATTCAGCGACACGTTGACAGACGGATTCTGGGCGCTGATGCGGTTCAGCATGGTAGATACAGACCGGAGCGTCAGCACGCTGCTTAATTCCATCATTTTTGACAGGAGGTATAAGACATTGAAAGAACGTCAGCGGGAAGAGAGGAAGAAAGAAAAGGAGGCTAAAAAATGATTCAGGCCACAGAAGTAACAATTGTGTACCGTGGCGATGGCAAACAAACGGCGTTTACCTTTCCCTACCCTTATCGGACGAGCGGGGATATCCATGGTTATCTCGTCGATGAAATGGGAATGGAAACGGAGATTGTAAGTAATTACCGATACGACACGGTAGAAAACACCTATATATACCCAGTCCAGGGAGATCCGCTTACCGCTGATATGAGTATACGCTTATCACGGGAAACACCACTGCAAAACAACGTAGATTTACCCAACAAACTGCCGTTTTCGCTGATTGAAAAAAGCCTGGACTGGATTGTTATGATGCTGCAGGAAACAATTTACCGTGCCAATTTAGCACCAATCAGCGCACAGGAAGCAGCAAAGCAGGCAGCCCTGGCCCTGACATATGCTTACAAAGCAGCGGATGAGGCAAAACTGGCTGAACAGTATGAAAACGCAGCAGAATCAAATGCAAATCAGGCAAAACAGGAAGCGGATATAGCAGCCAGCCGGGCAGCAGAAGCAGCAACCTATGCCAGTACCACATTTGCGGCTTCTGCTCCGGCCTGGGATGTATCAAAAACATATGATTATCCGGCTGTTGTCGCGTATGAAGACGGAAACAGCTATCGTTGCATTGGTACAGGAGTGACAGGAGAAAATCCACAGTCATCACCGTATTGGGTTAAAGTAACATTAGACGGGGAAAATTACTTTGAAATCGATGAAACGGGCGGATTAATGCCGGCAACCAGTCCAACATATTCGTCACGCTGGGAACTGGACAGTAATGGAGACATCATGCCAAGAGAAATTGTTAGTTAGGAGGATAAAACATGTCAACAAGAAATATTGTACCAAGAAATGACGGAGAAGGCAGCCTGGGAACGGCGGAGAAAAAGTGGGGCGAAACCAATACTAATAAGCTGACAGTAACGACCGCAGATATTGAAACAGGGACGGCCGACAAGCTGACAGTAACGACCGCAGATATTGAAACAGGGACGGCCGACAAGCTGACAGTAACGACCGCAGATATCAAAAACCTTTCGGAGCTTATTTTAAGTAGCGTAATCCCCCATACAGCCGCCTCTCACAACGCTTTTTACCGTGGCAAAGACCTGACATCATACTTCACCAGCGGCAACATGAGTACAGCTATCGCAGCCGGAACATTCGATGACATTTTCCCGGGCGACTACATCATCAAGTCCGTGACGGTTGATGGTACGACGTATAGCGACGTCAAATGGATTGTCGGCGACCTTGACTACCATCTGCACCGCGGCGACACCGAGACAACTGCACACCATGTTGTACTTTTCCCTGAAGATAATATCGGGACCGCACGGATGAACTCGATGAATACGACCGTGGGCGGCTACCAGAATTGCGAGATGTGGACAACGACACTTCCGAAATATACAACGGGTATCGTTAATGCGTTCGGCTCAGACCACGTTCTTACACATCGCGAACGACTGACAAAAGCAATCGACAGTAATGCTTATTCTGGAGCTGGCGGCGTGGGCAATGGTGCGACGATTTATACAGATGGGGAATGGACGAATGTTACAGCCAATCTTTTTAACGAAGCCATGATGTATGGCCACGCGCCTTTTGCCTCATCAGGCCGAGACACCTATGATTGTAACAAACAAATCGCAGCATTTAGATACGGGCAGAACTTCACAAGAAATTCATGGTGTTGGCTGCGTGATGTAGCGAGCGCCACTTATTTCGCGAATGCGTACAGCGGTGGCGAGGCGGATTGCGCCAGCGCGTCGGATGTCGGCGGCGTTCGCCCGTATTTCCTGCTCCATTGACCCTATCCCGGCCCCTTTATGGGGCCAGGAAGAAGGAGGATGATTATGGCCGTATTGGCAAGAGATAGAAAGACTTCGAAGCTTGAATTTTACATGAATGCACGCAGACTGCACAAGAAGATTTTGTTCTTGATGGTGCGTGATTTCGGTCTCAAGCCGCGCGCCAGACAGCCGACGTTCTACACGCGCGGCTGGGCCGCAGAGGATAAAGAGCTTTTTGAGGCTATTGCACAGAAATATGGGATTACGCGGGTTGTTGATGACTATCCGGCATGGATGATACAGACATTCCGCGACAAGCTTATCCGACAGCTCGACATGATGATGGAAGCCATCACCAGCGCATACACGATATGGGCGACGACGAAATCAGAAGCCGATTACCGGCGCGTATCGCAAGACCGCGCAATAGCAGCTTGCGAGAGCCTGAAGCAGACATTTGAGTTAATCGTTGATGTGCTGCCGGTCAAGGCGGAAAAGCTTATCCCGTACATCGACGAGATAAATCGAGAGATCGCGCTTTTGAAAGGCTGGAGAAAAGCTGACAATAAACGCAACAAGAATTTGAAATAAAGCATAGGGTATGGACTGATAGCGAGCGCCACTAATTTCGCGAATGCGAACAGCAATGGCGAGGCGGATTACAACAACGCGTCGAATGTCAACGGCGTTCGCCCGCTTCTCAGAGCGCTCAAAAGGCTATAAGCCGGAGTGCATAGCAGGGAATGAGTTTGTATCCTTCCCACAGGGTAAATAAGTGCCGTGACGCCTTGCACCTACGGGTACAGACTATGAGCGCGGCACCGAAAGGAACACATGACAAGAAACATTGATGCAGATGCATTCATCCGTGGCACATGCCGCTTGGAACGCTCATCTGGCTGGAAACAAAGCGCACAGCGCTTCCTACTCAATCGGCTGACCGAGGTATCCAATTTACAGAAAGATGTACTGACTGGGACATACCAGCCGGACCAAGGCGGGAAATTCCGCATCCATGAGAATGTCCACGAGCGAATCATACATGCGATGACGCCACGAGATGCTGTTTTACAGCATGTGCTGACAGACGAAGTCCTTATTCCGGCACTCAGGAGGTATTTGATTCATGATAATGGCGCCAGCTTAAAAGGAAAAGGGATTTCGTTCACACGCAGGCGGTTCGAAGAGCATCTGCGATGGCACTACCGAAGATACGGAACGGACGGATATATTTTACTGATTGATTTCCGTAAGTACTTCGACAATATCCGGCATGATACCGCGCTCAGGCTGGTAGTAGAAAAGATTCCTGATAGTATCATCATAAGCATCCTACAAAAGATATTTAAAACGTACGAAGTCGATGTTTCTTACACCAACAACAAAGACATTGAGAAGGAAGTGTTCAATTCGCTTGAATACCAACATATCAGCAAAGAACTTCTGACTGGCAGACGATACATGCGGAAATCTATCAGCATTGGCTCACAGATTTCGCAGATCATTGGCGTATTCTATCCGACGCTAATTGATAACTACTGCAAGACAGTAAAGGGTATCCGCTGCTATGACGCATACATGGACGATAGGATTATCATCCACCCGGATAAAGAGTACCTAAAACGCCTGCTGAAAGAAATTGAAACAATTGCCGGCCAGTTGGGCATTACTATCAACAAGAAGAAAACGCAGATAGTAAAAATATCCCATGGATTTACCTGGCTAAAGACGCGCTATATATTGACCGATACTGGCAAAATCATCCGCAAGATTCCACGCGACGCTGTGAAACGTGAAAGACGGCGGATAAAGAAAATCAAACAGCTTGTTGAGACGGGAGAGTTAACCGAGAAGCAAGCGTGGGTGCAGTATAAGTCGTGGCGCGGTGATAAGAAGTGGTATCATGCACATCGGACGCTCAGGGATATGGACAAGTTATATAAGGAGTTGATGAAAAATGACAAATGACGAAAGAGAATTATTACAAACTGAAATTCAAAAGCTCCAATCGAGCCTGTCAAGCAACACCTCAGAAATAGGTGATTATCGTATTATTAAAATTTACGAAGCCAGACTGAATGGAAGTAAAGACCCTTACGATGCAACCAAACTAATTGCTGATCGCGAAGCGACCCGCAAAAAAATCAATGACTTAAAGGCGGAGTTGGAGAAAGCAAATGACAACAGCTGAAATTATAGAAGCGCAAGAAGAAATTATAGCCATACAAAACAAAGCAATTACTGAATTGGCAATGAGCGTCGAACTAAGCCAGTCGATAAAAAACGCATTAAAAAGCGCAGACACATTAAAGAGACAAATAGAGGGAGCGTTATGAGTGAACATGATTTTCAAACAGAAGTCCTGGAGCGGATGAGTCGACTAGAAGCGCAATCAAAGCAAGCGCTCGATACGGTGAAAAGGTTGGAAGAACAATCCCAAGCTACAAAAGAGCTGGCGATTATCGCAGATCAGCGCGGCCGCTCGGCACATCATCGTATCAATTCAATGTATGTCATCGCCGGCATTATCGGCGGAGTCATATCATTTATTGTAGATTATTTCCGGCATTAGGAGGGTGCTATGAAAAAAATTGTCCGATTCGGACATTGGGCAGAGAAAAATTGGCTGGCATTAATCATCATGTTGTCCGTCATCATGATGATCTTTCTTTGCCTGATTTTATGTAGCTGGCTTTACGGATACTGGTCAAATGCATTGAAAGGTACAAAATTTGAGCTGATGAGCTGCTGGTCCGGCGTCTCTGCCGTGGCCGGCGGCTTGGCCGGTATCGTAGGCCTGGCAAAAGCAGCTTGGACAAAGTATGGCATGGACTCGCGTTATAACTCGCCAGTCGGAACTATGCCATTAAGACAGGAGGTTAAGAAAGATGCAGGAAAAAGCTAGAAGGATAGTCATGGATTATTTTAATAACCATATCGATGCTACCGACAAGAAAAAGATTACTATAGATGATGTCTTCATCGTCTGGTTTAGCAAGACGCTGCAGAACTGGAAATGTTTAGTCAGCACGACCGTTCCGGACGGCATGTACTACGAAATCACTCACAACGGGGACAAAGACGAAACTTACGTTGACGTCTACAAGAAATTGGAAAATTACTGCATAAAAGATTAGGAGGCACACATATGAGTACAATTAAAGCATTTATCAGCCAGCCAATGAGAGATAAAACAGACGAACAAATTTTAGCAGAACGAACCCGTGCAATTGAAGTAATTAAAAAGCAATATGGCAATGATGTCGTTGTATTGGATTCGTTTTTCCAGGGAGCCCCTCATGATGCAAATCCATTATGGTTTTTAGGGCAATCAATTATTATTTTATCGCAGGCAGATGTAGCCTATTTTATCGGAGATTGGAAAAAATACCGCGGATGCAAGGCAGAAAATATGTTGGCACATGAATATGGAATTAAAACGATTGAAGATTAGGAGTAAAACATGAGACCGACAACGCTAAGTGAATTAAAACAATTAGCCAGACAGTCCTATGACGGATTGTGGAGTGCTGCCCAGAGTATGGACCGGGATGTAAAGTTATATTGCCACTGGACGGGCGGACATTATGGCCAATATTTTGACGATTATCATATCTCCATTGATGCGGATGGTTCGCTATATGTCTCAACGGACAATATGTCTGAACTAAAAGCTCATACCTGGCATCGTAATACCGGGGCAATAGGAATTGCTATGGCGTGCGCCTACAACAGCTTTTTAGGCTCCCATGCCGATTTAGGGCCAGAACCGCCAACAAACGCACAGATTGAATCTATGGCACAGGTCGTTTGTGTATTAGCCGACGCGTTGGATTTGACGATTGATCTCCAAAGAGTTATGACACATGCTGAAGCCGCCGATAATAAAGATGGTCTGTATCTACATGAACCGTACGGACCTGATGCGGATTGTGAGCGCTGGGATTTATATGTGTTGAAAGAAGGAGATGCCCCATACACAGGTGGTGATATTCTTCGGGGAAAAGCCAACTTCTACCGCGCTCAACAATTATTATCCGATTAATAGGAGGTGATCCTTTTGTATCTGCCGTCAAAAGAGGAGGTTGAAACGATTGTTCAAAAAAATAAAACTATTCTTATTGCTGGCGGGTTGTGTTTCATTTTGGCTATTGCCGGGGCATGGCTGGTGTGCCGATACTACGACGATGCAACCAGCGCAGAAAATCACAATGTCATTGACACAGTACAATCAGCTGAAAGAGATAATCAACGAGCAAGAGATGATATTGGAAACGCTGCAAGCGCGATTGAACGTTCTCAAGAGCAACTCGACCGAGCAACAGCAGATATTGATCGAGCTGCAGAATCAGTTACAAGATTGCAGAAGTCAACTGCAAACAACACAGCAGAACTTGACCAATGCCAGCAACTCATTGAAACAGGCAGACGAAACATTGCAACGGCAAAATCAATCTTTGCAAATATTGACAAAGAAAATAAAAGCAATGGAACACAAACAAGCAGTAATTAA